CTCTTCACCAAATAGCACACTTGATATTGAAGTTTTTGTAGAAAATGTAAGACAAGATCCAAATTCAGCTTATACTTTAAGTGGTACAACTTTATCATTCACTTCCGCTCCTCCTAGTGGCACGAATAATATTTATGTTGTTCACCAAGCAAAAGCTGTGGGAACGATAGATCCGTCTGATGGCACCATAACGGCTGATAAAATGGCAGAAGGTACTGGTGGTTTTTTAGATTGGCAAGCTGTTGTTACTAGTAATACAACAATGGTTGCAGGTCGAGGGTATTTTGTAAATACTTCAAGTGGGGCAATAACAATGACATTACCTGCTAGCGCAACACGAGGTGATACTATTGCTATAATAGATTACGGAGCAACAGCAGATACAAATAATATTACTGTTGGAAGAAATTCACATAACATACAAGGTTCTGGTGCTAATTTAACAGTTTCAACTGAAAGAGCAGCATTTGAATTAATTTATGTTGATGCAACTCAAGGATGGTTATTGAACCAAAAATAATATGGCTAATTATCACGATATTAAATATAATGTAGATTATGCGGGATCAGCAGGAGCTTTAATGCCCCTTGCTACCTCAACAGCTAGTTCAAGTGCAACCGTATCCTTTACAAGTGGCATAGATTCTACTTATGATGAATATTTAATTATATATAATAATGTACATCAGGAGACAGATGGTGAAAAACTTACTTTTCAAGGAACAACAGATGGCACTAATTTTAATATAGCAATAACAAGTACAGTGTGGTATACTTATTCTACTGAATCTGGAGGTGGGCAAAATACTGTTTATCATACTGGTAGTGACCTAGCACAAGGAACTGGATATCAACCATTAAACGCAGGTGGTGGCGGAAATGATAATGACCAATGTTGTGCGGGATGGATAAGATTATATAAGCCTTCTGATACAACTTTTGTAAAACATTTTATGGCACATCAAGCTAATTATCAAGATTCTAATTATTCTAATGATGGTCATGTTGCAGGTTATTTTAATACTACATCTGCTATAACTGGAATTAGTTTTAAATTTGGTAGTGGTGATATAGATGCCGGAACATTTCAATTATTTGGAGTTCATTAATGGCAACGTATTCAAGTCTTAGATACAATATGACAATTCCTGATGCTACAACATCAACACAAGTAGGTGCAGGTGCAATGAAATTAATTAAAACTATAGATTCAGATGGCTCTGATGATACTATTAGTTTTGTTGATGGTTCAAATGATGTTGTATTAGATAATACTTATCGAACATATATATTTGACCTTATTAATATACATCCAGAAAGTGATGATGCATATTTAAAATTTCAATGCAGTATAGATACTGGGTCAAATTATAATCTTACATGTACTTCCGGATTTACTGCTGCATATCATTTAGAAGATGATTCTGGTGCTGCTGGCCCTAGTTATGATACTAATTTAGATTTACAACAAGCAACAGGATTTGCATCAATTGGTTATGGTGGTTCTAATCTTGCTGATGCGTGTGAAGTTTCACAACTATGGTTATTTAATCCTTCTGATACAACTTTTGTAAAAAATTTCTTTTTAATTGGTAACGGAAATCTAAAAAATTCTATACATGGAAATAATAATTGCTTTTCTGCGGGATACTTTAATACTACATCAGCTATAGATGCAATACAATTTAAATATGCTACTGATGAAATTCAAGATGGGTCAATTAAAATGTACGGGATAGCGTAATGGCAACATATAAAAGTATAGCGTATAACCGAGGTCTTAGTGCAGCAGGTTCAGAAATTTTATTAGCAGAAACAACAGCATCTGAAGATTCAACTATATCTTTTACAAGTAATATAGATTCTACTTATAAAATTTATATTTTTAAATTTATTAATATTCATCCATCATCAACAAGTACTCCAAAATTTTTATTTCAAGGAAATGCTTCTGGAGGTAGTGGTTATAATGAAACGATTACTTCAAGTAGCTTTTATGCTTACCATGATGAAGGAGATACTGAAGCAGCATTATCTTATTATGCCGCTGGAGACCAAGCTCAAGGAACAGCTTTTCAAAGATTAGTTGCAGGTAGTGTGGGTGCGGATAATGACCAACACGTTACAGGATATTTACATTTATTTGACCCTAGTTCTACAACTTTTGTAAAACATTTTATAGGTAGAACTACTTTATCTCAAGATAATGATAGCATAAATGACTTTTTTTTAGCAGGATATTTTAATACAACTTCGGCTATTGATGAAATACAGTTTAAATTTGATAGCGGAAATATAGATTCAGGAACTTTTAAACTATATGGAATAAATTAAGGAGAAACAATGCCAAGATATCATAATATAAATGGAGTAAAAGTACAATTTACAGCAGAAGAAGAAACTGCTCGTGATGCGGAAGAAAAAGCATGGGCCGATGGTCAGCTTGATAGAGATTTATTTGAACTTCGTAGAAAAAGAAATAGACTATTAGCAGAGACAGATTATTTTGGAGCAAGTGACCAAACGATGTCTGATGCAATGAAAAAATATAGACAAGATTTAAGAGATTTAACAAATGGTCTTGATACAACTACTAAAGTGGCTAACGTAACGTGGCCTACAAAACCATAGGGAGTAAAGCATGAGTAAAACAACAATAACATTACCTAGTTTTGGTTTAACAGACCCCGGTAAAGACCAGTCTATTATGTGGGATGATTCTGCTAGTGCACTTACTGTTGCAGGACAAGACCCTACTCCAGATGTTGACCAATGGAGATTAACTACTAATTTTACAGCAAGTGATACAAATGCAAATAATATCACTTCAAATTTAGAAAGAGTAGATACAGGGGGACAAGGAAAAATAGGAACAGGTATGACAGAATCGAGTGGAAAATTTACCTTTCCTACAACAGGATTTTATCTAGTAAGAGCTTTTGCAGAATTTGAATTGAATGGAGACAGCCGATATAATGTAATAGGAATAAGATTAACTACTGATAATAGTACTTATAATGGTGTTGCAACAGGTAATGTCTTTATTCAACAGACAGCAAGTGCTGCTACTGCTAACCATGCTATAGCTGAAACATTAGTTGATTGTACAAATACAACAAATGTAAATATATATTTTTATACACAAATTGCTAATAATGCTACAGTTAATGGTAGTTCATCTACTAGTAAGACTTATTTTACTTTTCAACGATTAGGGGATACATAAAATGAATAGACCAACGCACATAGAGGATTATCTAGTAACTGTTCGTGGAGGACAGTGGTTTGGATGGTCTGATTCTAAAAATAAAGTATACGCAAATCTTATCGTTCACGATGGTGGGTCTAAACC